TTCCCAATCAACTTTGTCTTGAAATTCCAGGATAAACCCTTCAGAAAGCTTTTGATATTTTGATATATATTCCCAATTAACTTTGTCTTTGAATTCCCGGATAAACCCTTCAGAAAGCTTTTGGGATTCAGATATACATTCCCAATGAACTTTATCTATAAATTCTTCAACAGAGCAAAGCTCCAATTCTTTGATTAAAAATTCAATTTCTTTTTTTATACTTTTTTTCATTTTTTATTTAATATTTTATTAAAAATATCACTAAATATTTTATTCCTTTTTTTCTTAATAAAATTTTTTATTTTTTCTTGTATTTCTTTTTCTAAATTACTTCCGTGGTCTACTCCTTTAAGATAAAAATATTTACTAAATTCATATAATCTTTTATCTATTTCTTCGAGTGTAAGATTATTATTATATAAATAATTTCTTAAAGAATCTATTTTTTCTTTATTTTTTAAAAAAAAATTATAAGTTTCCATTATTAAATATTTAAATATTTTTTTGCCATAATTTCAATCATATTTGAAAAATTTCTTGATTCTACTTTAGCTTGTTTTTTTATTTTTTCTAAAATTTCAATATCAAGAGTTATACTTTTTTGTTCTTTATTTTTTGTTTTCATTTTGTTCTTTTTTTCTTAATCTTAATTTATATTTTGATAAATCATAAAAATTAATAGGTGTTTTTCTAACTATTCTTTCATAATATGATTTTCTTGTAGAATATTCTGTATGGATAGAATTTTTTCTTACCCTTTCAAATTTAAATTCATTTAATTCTTTAGCAATAATTAAAAACATATTTTCATTTTGTGATCCTGTATTTGTATATTTTAAATATCCTTGTTCCCCTAATTCTTTTACACGTTTTTCAATATAATTTAAAGTAAGTTGATATTTTTCATTATTTTGAAAATTTTGTCTTTTTGTTTGACTAATTTTTATACTAATATATTTTTTTTTATGTTCAGAAAATTCTTTTGCCCCCGCTCTTCCCCTTGGTTTATCTGACATAGATAATCCCCTTTTTGTCCTTATTGAAATAAGTTCCCTTTCCCTTTCTGCAAAATTTATTTTTTGTACCCATTCGTATTTGTCCATTTTATTACCTTTATTTGTAGGTATATCGCAAGCATATAACTTTCCATTAAGTTCATTTAAAAGCCAAATACCATCTTCTACATTTCTACTGAGCCTATCACTTATGGCAACTACTAGTGTTTTATTATTATTTTTACAATATTCGATCGCCATTTTTAGTTCTGGCCTATCTTTAATATTTTTTGCACTTTGCACTTCTACAAATTCATAATCATCAAGTTCATCATTTGTAAAAAAATGCTCTATTAAATCTTTTTGTCCCCTCATACCTAAACCAGATCTTCCTTGTTTTTCTGTTGATACCCTATAGTATGGTACAAATTGTTTTATTAATTCTTTATGAGTCTCCATTTTTTTTAGTTTAATGTTCAAAACAAAAATACATATATTATTTTATATTATAAAATATTATTATATGTTTTTTTTAATATATTTTATATATATTTGTAACGTTATATATTATTAATAATAAAACAAAAAATAATATGGACAAAAAAACTATTAATAATAGGAAAATTATTTATAATAAGCTTTCAAAAGAAGATCTTATTAATAATTTAATCGAATGTGAAGATTTGTTTATTGAATATGTTGAATCATTATATTTAAGGATGCATTGGAAAAATAATACTTAATTATTTTTGATTAAATAACTTATTATTATTTGTATAATTTTTTTTGGTTCAAAATCATTATATTTGTTATGTAAACTATGGACAATGGATTTAGATAAAAATTTACTTGTTTCGGCTAAATATAATGTTTTAAAATTAAAGCCAGAAAGCAAAGTTTTGAGAAGTTTTCCAGAATTAAAAAAATGGCCTGAATTTAATGAAGATTATGGTAAACTTATACTTTTACCAAATGAAAATATTTTAAGGTTATGTTTATTATTTTATCAAGATTCAGAATTTCATAATATCGACAGTGATATTATGAAAAGAAAAAGGATAGCTGCTGAATGGTCTGGTTTTAAACTTGAAAAAGGAGAAATATTTCCTAATAAATTAGAAGAAATATTGTTAGGCAACAATACACATGTAAATAAATTAATAGTAAGGATATTAAGGCTTACATCTGATCATTTGTTCCAAAAATATATAGTTTTTGAAGAAACAAGGGCGAGGCTATATATGAAGTTATATGAAGACAGTATTAGCAAAAATGAAAAAACAAAAGAAATAATAGAAAATATACAGAACCTTTCAAAAATATTAGAAGATATTGAGAGGCAAATGTTACGTGAAGATAGAAATACCCTTATAAGAGAAGCCCTTTATTCTGAAGCTACAAAAGAATCTATGCCTACCCCTGAAAATATAGCAGAAGCAAAAAGAAAAGGTACATTTGATAATCTTATAGATCCTCCTTATGAAATAGAGCATATAAAATTTGGTGGTATAAAAAAATTTAAATAATAGTTCACATAATGGATTTAAAAGGGGCCGCAGTAAAATATTCTCATATCCTACCTATTGAAATTTTATCAATGTACAAAGATTATGATAAATATATATATATAAATGAAAACGATGATAATTTACAAAAATTTAGGATAGAAGTTCCAGATCCCCCTGATTGGAAAGAAATAGAAGGGTTTGGGCTATATTATAAAAAACAAAAATTTGAATATGAAGAATATCCAAATGATCTAAAAGCGTTAGAAAAAAAAATAAGGGCAAAAATTTTAAGGAACAAAAAAAAAACAGATTCTCAATTTTCTATTGAAAAAGAAATACAATTTTCGATTTGGGACGAACTAGAAACCCATTCAATGAAATATAATTCAATTATTTCATGGATAAGAAAGCAATGGGCATATAGAATTTATGGTAAATGGATATTTATTAAAGGAAAACCATATTATATAACCCCTTGGCATTGGTTTTATTTGAATTATTATAAAATGAACGGTGTATCTAAAAATGATGGAAAACCAGATTTTAGATATAGGGATTTTAAATGGTTTTATGCACAACATTATGCAGCAACAACAAAAGATACAGTTAAATATGACGATGAAGGTAAAATAATATTATTAGAAGATGGTACGCCTAGTATGATAGATATAGGTGTAAGGACTATATTGGGGACAAATAACCTTAAAGGTAGAAGGGTTGGAGATTCTAGTAAAACAAAAAGTATTGATATTGAAATAGCCACATCATTAATAGAGGCGTTAAATGGTATGCAGGCAGATACAGAAGAAAATGCAAGAAATTTATATGAAAAACTGACAAAATATTCATTTTTAAGGTTACCGTTTTTCTTTAAACCTATATTGCCAAATTTTAATATGGCAGGACAAATACAGATGATGGACACAAATATGATAGATGGCCTTAATTCTGTTATTGATTATAGGGCATCTACAGAAACAAAATATGATGGTAGCAGGCTTACTTTTTATCACGGAGATGAGATCGGTAAAACTATAGAGGCACAAATAATAAAAAGGCACGAAATTGTAAAAAGGACATTTTGTCCTGGTGTAGAAATAAACGGTTTTATGATTTATACGTCTACTGCGGAAGAAATGGATGCTGATGTAGGTAAAAACTTTGAAGATTTTACTTTAAAATCAATGTTTGAAAAACGTGGTATTGATGGACAGACATCAACAGGGTTAATAAATATTTATTTTAGTATCGAAGAATCATATGCTGGCTTTATTGATCCATGGGGATTTCCAATTATAGAAGATACAGACGATCCAGAATTAATAGAATGCATGGAGGCTGTTATATTAAATAAAAATAGAAAAGCAATGGGAGTAAGAAATTTTCTTGTTGCAAAAAAAGAAGAATTTATTAAAAATGATGATATGGTAGGCCTTTCTTCTTTTCAAAGAAAGAACCCATCAAGTTTCAAAGAATGTTTTGCAAATGCATCACATAATTTATTTTTTAATAGGACAATATTAGTTAAGAGGTTGTCAGAACTTAAGTTTAAAAATAATTTACGTGTAGGTAATTTTATAAATATAGGTGATGACAATGTACATTTTATAGATGATGACAATGGCCCATTTAAAATATCAATGGTAATGCCGGATTATAATAGGAGCAAAATAATATCTATAAATGGGATTAAAAGGCCAAAATATACAGATTTATTTGTTGCAAGTGCAGATACATATAGGATAAGCCAGACAGATTCAAGAAGGGAATCAAAAGGATCAGGTGCCATAAGGTGGAAATTTGATTCTACAATTGATACGCCTGATAAAGATCTATCTGAATATGTAACGGGAAAATTTGTATGTACTTATACACATAGGCCAAATACATTAGATGATTATTGCCAAGATATGTTAAATATGTGCATATATTATGGGGCACTTATGTATCCTGAAATGAATATATCAACAATACAAGAATATTTTATAAGGCATGGTTATTCAGGATATTTATTACATGATATAGATATAAGGACAGGAAAATTAAAAATAAATGCAGGATGGAACACCGGTGGAAAAAGTGGCATAAAAGAAGAATTGTTCAATATTGGTGCAGATTGGGTAAACATATATGCACAAAATTGTAACCATCCTGAAATACTTGAAGAATTTTTACAAATAAGATCATTACAAAATATGAAAGATAGGGATCTTTTTGTTTCTGTTGTTGGTTGTTTGAAAGCAGAAAAAAGTTTACATATCGATTATAAAAGAAAAATGGATACTAGTAAAATTAGTTTAGATGGTTGGTATTAAAAACAATAATTTGAAAATTGTTACATTTGTATTACAAAATATTTATTGATGAGCATAATTTATAAATTATCTGAACATAAAGAGATAAGGGAAAAATATAAACAATGTAATAGCCATGTACCTATGCATGAAAAAGTTGACCCTATAGAAAAAATAAAACCATTATATTGTAAAAATGTTGCTGAAAATGCTTTTTATGCACTTTTACAAAATAAACATTATTTTCCTATTGGACATTATGGGTATATGCAACTTTTGCGTGATTATCTCACAGGGAACCAAGATGAAGGATATTATTTAAATATAATACGTACAACAGAACCTTCTGGGGTTACCACAACAGATAATTCAACTTATGAATATAAATATAAAGGATATGATCACCTTGATACAAAAATAGTATCTTCAATGCCAAATATACGATCTGCCATACAAGGCATGATGTCAGATTATGATGAATTTATTTTTGTAAACACAATTGATGAACAATCAGGAAATGAAGAAATAGAAAAACTTAATGAAGCTTATATAGATTCAAAAATACAAGATTACGCAAAATCATTACAGCAACAATATAATATCCCCCTTGAAAGGCCAACTAATTTCCCAAAATCAGTTACATTGGAAGAACTTAATATATATAGGGAAATGGGAGGGTTTAAAGCAAAATGGGCAGAAGGTATTGAACAAATAGGTTTTTATACACAAAAAAAATCAAATTGGAACAAGACAATAAAAAGGAAATTTATTGATGACATACTTTGTTTTAATTTTATTATAGGAAGGACAATATTTGATACTGAAAACAATGAAAGCCGTATTGAATATATGAACCCTGAAAATACAACAATACAATATTCAACGGAAAATGATTTTAACGATGCAGAATATGCTGGTTATTTTACACTTGAAAAAATAAGCAAACTTATACAAAAAGGGTTTAGTTCTGATGAACTTAAAAAATCTGCAATAACTTATCAAGGTTATTTTAGCAACCCTAAACTTGATAGATCATATACAATAAACCCTGCCAGGATAAACGGTGATAAAATAATGGATTTTAGGATACCTGTTTTCCATTATTATTGGATAGATACAGATGTAAAACGTATTTTAAAAATAAATAGCAAATTTGGGGACATAAACCATGATATAAATTATGAAGAAGATGTAAAACCTACATCTGATTATAATAAAAAAAGGGGCGTATCACAAAAAATAAATGAATTTAGGATAAGAAGGGCATATCAGTGTTCATGGATAATAGATACAGATATGGTATATGATTATGGGCTTGTCCCAAATCAATATAGGGAAAATAAAAAAGAACCTAAATTACCAATCTCTGCTTATAGGATAATAGCAACCAATGAAAATGAAATATTTGGTTCTATGGTTGAAAAAAATATACCATTTTTAAATAGGCAACAAATTTTATGGCTTAAATATCAAGATGCATTGTCAAAATCACATCCAGGCGGATATTTAATAAATATGAGGTTATTGCAAAATATGGAAATAGGGGGAAAAAATATTTCACCATTAGAAGCTTTCGATATGTTTTGGAGATATGGAAGGGGGGTATATATGGACACACCTATCGGGGAAGGATACACAGGTGGGGCTGTATTGCCGATTACCCAAATTGGTGGTAATTATGGTGAACTTTTATCTGTATTGGCCAATGAAATGAAATTTATAAAAAATGAAATAAGGGAAAATACAGGTATAGATCCTTCTTCATTGGGCATATTATCAGAAGGCAGTTCTGCTACAGATATATCTTTGGCCAATAGGGGGACAGGAAATATATTAAAACCATTACAAGAAGCTATTTTTGATGTAAAATCAGGACTTATAAATATAGCTGTTAATATGGTCCAGATTATTTCAAAAAATAATAAAGATGTTTATGAAAATTATATTAAGATTGTCGGGGAAGATGTAATGGACGTTTTTGTAAACCTTGATAAACTTGGAAGGGAATATGGTATAACCCTTGAACCAAAACCGTCACAAGAAGAAATACAAAATATTATACAGGCTGCAAATGCTGCCCTTAGTACTGGTAGGGACGGGGCTTCACAAATAGATTTAGGCCAATGGATGTACCTACAAGAAAGGATAATGAATGGCGGGAACATTAAAAAACTCCGGAGGGACATTGCATTTATGATACGTAAAAAAGAAGAACGTGATCAAGCTATGATACTTGAAAGGGAAAGGGTAAATGGAGAAACACAGGCAAAAGTTGCAGAATTATCAAATCAAGCAAAACAAAAAGAAATCTATATGAAATCAGAAGCAGAAATAGCAATTAAGGACAAAGAAAAAGAAAATCAAGCATATTTGAATAAACAAGAACAAGAACTTAATATTGAAAGATATGCATGGGAAAAACATATAGACGAACTTGCATTATCAGGACAATCAACAATAAAAGAAAATGAGTAACGGATATAATATTAAAAATTTAATAGATGAATGGGAAAAAGTGAAAAAAGAAAACCCTGATCCTATTAATAGAAGTTTTGGAGATGCAATTGTAAGGGCAGAATATGCAGAAAAATTAAATCAAAAAAATATTATACCAGAAGGGTACCAGGAATCTTTACAAAGGTTACATGATGCACAATCAAAATTGACACCTGAATTATTAAAAAAATATCCTAAAGCTTCAGAAATTTATAATAAAGCAATTAAACAAGGTGTATCAGAACGTTTTGATACATTAAGCAATATATCAGATAACTTTCAACTTGATCCAAAAGAAATTAAAAATGTATTAGGTGAAGAAGGATATAATTTATATGTACAGGATCTTAGTAAAATTAGTAAACATATGGGAGCTGTGTTCCCAGGTTTTTCAAGTATAATGGGGACACAAGAATCATATGGAAATGTACCATTATATGGGTTAAGAAGTGCTTTGTTGACACAATATGAAGGTGAGCCAAGAAATATTGAAACAGTAAAAAAAGATATACAGGAATATGCTAATAAATTCAATAAAACTAAGGATTTAGAGACGAAAAAATAATTTAAAAATAATTATTAAATTTGTAATAAATAAAGACTAAAAAATGGAACAGGAACAAAACATTAAAAATGAAAATAATTCTTTTGATATAACATCTTTAAACGAAGTCCTTGGAGAAGGATATAAATTTGAAGATATAGGTTCTTTGAAAGAAGTTTTATCATTTAGGGACAAATATTCTGAACTCGAAAAAAATCATAACAATATTTTGAGCGAAAAAGAAAATTTGTCAAAAAAATATGATGAACTCAATGGTAAATATGGAAATGTTGTCGATTATTTTTCTGGTGAAGATGTAGTCAATAAATTATATGGATCACCTGAAAGATATACCAGGATAGAACTTGAAAAAAAGTTTCCTGATAAAGATCCAACTGTTGTTTCAAAGATATATTCATCTGATCTAAACAGCCTATCGTCTACAGAAAAGATATTATTGGCTGATAAACTAAATGTTAGAAGTGACATAAGTGATAAAGATAGATTAGATGCAATTTATCAAAGCCTTGGTATAGAAGATCCGTCTGATTTGGACGGTGTGGGAAGATATAAGCTAGAAAAAGCTGCAAGCCAAGCTATAGAACAATTAAAATCAATAAAAGAGTTTAAACCGGATGAACTTAAATTTGATTTTAAAACAGAAAGCGATACCAGGAAAAAAGAATTGACAGAAAAAACTGAAAAATTAAATGAACTTTGGGGAAAAGGTCTATCAGAAGCTATTTCTAAATATGATGGCACTCATTTTTTTGATGTTGATAAAGATGGTAATAAAACAGAATTGTTCCATTATCAAGTAAACGATAAATTTAAAGAAGCAGTATTGCCAGAAATTGTGAAAAATCTTGTAAATGCAGGTATAAAACCTTCTGATGAAAACATACAATTTGCTGTTAATGAAATAGATAAATTACATTTCATACAAAACAAAGACAAGATTTTAAAAGCAGCAATGGAAAAATCAAGGACAAAGACCGAAGATACAGTTTATAGTGAAGTCCATAATACCAAAGAAACAAATACCAAAGAAGCACCGCCACGCAACAATGACAAAAAAGGTATTACTTTAATGGAAATGTTGCAGGCAAAAAAAAATAAAACAATAAAATAATAAATAAAATGGCTATAACAAGACCAACAGAAGGAATAAAAGCCGGCCCAGCCGGTTATCAATATATATCGTCAGTATGGGATTCAAGACTTGATACTGGATATATTGGGGACATCAAACGTTATGGTGTCGCAGATCAGTTTTTAACTTTTCTACGTATGCCTGATAGGGAATTTACATTAACTACGCGAAAACCTAAATTTTTTGAACAATTACCATTACAGGCAGATGTTAAATTAAATGCGGCCATTGCAGTAAGTTCCGCTGGGGATCCACTTTCACTAGTTGTACATACAGATGATAGGGACAATGGACGTGTCCCCATTAAAGTAGCAGACAGTATAATTATACCTGGTGCATATACAACAAGCGGGGATGACGAACAATATACTATTACTGCTTATAATTCTAGTACTTATACAGCTACATTGACCCCTCACGTTGCCACAAATCAAGTTGCTACTGAAATACCGGCAAGTACTGTTTTAAAAATACATGGAAGTTATCATGGCCACCAGACGGATCAACCTGAAGGTATGTTTACTAAAAGGGTAGAAAGGTCATATACAGTAGGATATTGTAAAACTACAGCTAAATTAGGCGGTGGCGTCCAATCATTAAAATGGTTAGAAGTCGAAATGAACGATGGTTCAAATGGTTTCGTAGAAGAAAATCAATATTTGGCAGAATTCCAGCATGATAAAAAATTAGATGATATGATTTTTTACAGTCAAGCAATTACTAATGCTTCTTTAACAGAAACAGATGCATTAGAAGGTGGATCTGTAATTAGGCAAGCATCAAAAGGTATATGGAATTATGGTCTTGATGATGGCCAGACACTTTCATATTCTGGTGTATGGGATATTGGCAATTATTATGATTATAAAGATTTAGCATTGTCACAATTACTTGCAACACGTGAAATACAACATCTTTATGGATATGATTTGAGTAGGCAGATAGAACAATCAGGTCTTGATTTTATACAGACTTATTCAGGTGGGACAGATCTATTTATGAACGGTGGTTTAGGGATAGATGTAAAATATTTCCAACTTGATGGGTTTACGTTTCAATTAAAAGAAATTGAATCGTTCCGTAATGCCATAGGATTTGGGAACAGGGAATATTCTTTTTCCAAATCTGGTATAATGTTGCCTGTTGATGTTGCCGAAGCTGAATATAGTGGTTCAATGGAACAGCACCCTACTATTATGATGGGATATATGAAAGATCGTAAACGTGTAATAGGTATCATAAATGGTATGACAGGGCTCCCTTATCAAGTAAACCAGACTGCTGATTATGCTTCATGGAATTTCAATACTGAATATTCCCTTATCGTATTAAGGCCAAATCAAATTGTACTTACACGGCCAGAATAATATATAACAAAATAAGTGGGGGTATTTTCCCCCACATTTTTTTTGAAGACTAAAACTAAAAATTATGCTATTAAGGAACGGTGAAATTTTAAATGTAGAAAAAGCCCAAAATGATACTGAAATTTGGGTAAAATCAGAAATAAAAAAAATATCAGAATCAAATAAGGTATTTGTTTTTATAGCTACTATGAAACCTGTGATATTATCAACAGATACAGGATCACATACAGATCATAGGTTTATATCAATACCTTGTGAAACAAGGTTTGTAAACCCTAAAACAGGAATGGAAGAGACTTGGAGGTATGTAGGAAACGATGTATCAATAAAAACCTTACAAGGGGGGATTATAGAGGCACAACATGGAAAGCCATTTATTATATCCACATCTGGTGAATCTTTTCCATCAAATACGAAAGCAGAAGAAATATTCTTTCTTAAAGAAATATCAAGAAGTATAAAAAATAGAAAAATTGTTATTGAAGACAAAGAACTAGAAGCAAAACAAAATGCAGAAAAAGAATTAATGGAAGCTTCTGTAAAAATGATGATATTGTCACCAGATTCAATTATTTCAATACAAAAAACAGGAAATAACAATGCATTAAAAAATATTGCTTCTTATTTTGGTGTTGACAATATTGAAACAAAATCTGATGATGTATTAAAATTGAATTTATGGGATTCTGTACAATGGTCACAAAAAAATTACCTAACAACTAAAAAAGGATATAAAGAATTTATTGAAATGGCAAACCAAGAGGGTGACCATGAAAGGAGATCTTTGATTATATTGGCAATACAACGAGGATTATTGATATATAAAGATAGTATATGGTTTGTAAAGTTAAAAGGTGGCGGCCAACAACATTTAGTATCGGTACCTTATGATAAAGAAGATAAAAAAGAAGATTTATTGGTACGTTTTTTATTGACCAAGGACAATAATTATTTTTATAAATTAGTAGAAGAAACAATAAATAGCCCTGAACCTTTACAAATTATGAATTCAGAACCTAAATCTGATATGACATGGATACAATTAAGAAAAAAAATAACTGCAGAACTTGGTTATAAACCTGAAGAACTAAAAGGGAAAAAACAAATAGAACTTGAAAAAATTTTAGCAAATAAAATAAAACCTAATCAGTAAAATACGTCCATTTAGTTTAGTCTTCTATTGCCCTTTCGTTAATTTTATATTTTCGGAAGGGTTTTTATTTTTTAGTTATCTTTGTTTATATAAAAATATTATTATGTCATTAACTAATTTTGATGGTTTTAATTATATAAATACTATATTAAGGAAAGAACTAAATGGTTCACCTATAACTATAGATAAATTTAATACATTGTTAAAAACTAAATTTATACAGAAATTAAACGATGAATATATAAAATTTGAAAAAAATCAAAGTAGTACTGATGCCCTACAAAAATTAAAAAAAACTCAAACAGTAAATTTTGATGCAAATTCAAAATTTGATTTATCGGATCTTACATATAATTATTGGCATTTAATATCATGTTCTTTTAGTTATAATAGTAAATTTATTGATATAGATATTGTAACAGAAAATGAATGGAACAATAGGATGAAAAGTACCCTTGAACTACCTACTTATTATTATCCTATAATAAAAGTTTTTAATAATTATTTATATATATATCCATATGTTTTTTTAACAACAGGGTCTAATAAAGTAACAAATGCAGGGACAAGTGAAACAACTGATTGGGTAGATTCTGATTTAGATGATATAGCAGACAATTGGTATGTTGCTGGTGGCCTAAACCCTGAAATATTTATTGGATATGGTTTTGATGGTAGATCACAGGCAATAGCTTTTTATAATTCTTCATGGTCTTATGCTGATCCAGAATATAGTTCTATGTATTATGCTATTTTTAATTATACAGGTGGGGGATCAAATTTAATTTCTGGGAAAAAATATATCATTTCTTTTGATGCAAGGGTTGTTGCTATAAGTGATGATTACACAGGGGACATAATTGTGACCATACATGCTAAGAACGCTCAAAAAAAATTAAAAGTTATAGAAAATTTTAATCAAAAATTAGGGGTAAATACATATACATGTTTAGTAGAAATTGGCCCTGATAATAATGAACAATTTTGGTTGGTAGCATATAATACTACACAAAATTATAATAAATATTTAGCAATTGATAAAGTTTCTGTTTATGAAGTAAGCAGTTATTTTAATATAGATATAAACTATTTTAAAGAAGCCAATACACCATATTTTGATTGGTATTATGATTCAAATGATAATATACAATATTTAGAAGAAGGGGAAATATATACTTTACAAACAGGAGAAACATATATAGATAAAGACGATGGTACATTATATACATCAGGTTCAGTTATAGGTACATCTACAGATGATGCCATAAACCATACCGTTGAGATGGAAGTACCAAACGATATTAAAAAAGATGTATTTTATTCTATGCTATCTGATTTTGGTATTTCATTAAATAACCAATTATCTGCACAATATTCAATTGGACTAGAATCAAAAGAATTAAATAAATGACAAAAAAAGTTTTTTTAGAAATATTACAAAAAAGGCTTAAACAAATAGATGAAACAAATTCATTTGGTATACAATATTTAGAAGGTATAACAGATTTATTTTGGCAAGATCATGCTATGAATTATTTTTTGTCCAGTAATGGTGACACATCTTTTTATACTAAAAGATATGATAATAAAATACCTATACAAGATACCAATGGTGAATATTATCTTGATTTACCAGAAAAAATAATTAGGCTCCCACAAACAAAAAATTCTATAGGATCAGATGGTGTATTAAAAATATATTTTAGTGGTGACATATCTAATTTATTTGTTCCAATAAGAGAAAGGGATTTTTATAATATTCAAAAATTGCCTATATATGAAATGCCTGAAAAAGAATTTTATTATTATGTAAAATATGATAAAATATATTTTAGCCCTAATTTATCTTCTCCTATTACAATTAGTGGTATTGATATAGATTTAATGATACCATTTTCAGCATATTTAGATACAGAAGATTTGCCTATACCTACAGATATGAGAAATTTAATGTTTGTAAACATAATTAATTTTTTGACCGGACAATCTCCACCTGATCTTTTAAATAATAATAGCAATGATTGATCAACTTATAAATTTACAAGATACCATACGTGAATTTATGTTAAAAACAAAAATTCCAGAAATTGAATGGGTTAATTTAAGAATGTTGGGAATAAGGGCATATCAAGATTTATGTTATGATATTTTACCAAATTCAAGGATTATAAAAGAACTATATATTGATTCTAAAGCAATGATAGATTCATATGATATAGAAGATTTAGTAGAATTAAATGCCATATATGTTAAAGGAGGCGATGGCTTGTTGCATCCTTTGAGCAAAAATAATAAAATAACCCCAACACTTACATCTGGTGACAGAAATCCAGATTATAATGAAGGTTTAGATATATCAAATCCTGGTGGGGCATACTTTTCAAGTGTTGGAGGGGTAAATATAGAAGGATATTATGTATTTGATGAAGTAAACAGGAGAATATTGTTTACAAATATAGATCCATATTCAGAAGTTGTTTTAGATTATTTGTCAACAGCAGTAAGTTCTAGTAATTTTTATATACCGTCCCATATTACTGGTGCCATACATGCATATATGGCATATAAATATTATTTATATAATGAAAATAGGGGAATGGCATTAATGTTCAAAGAAGAATTAAGATCTGAAAAGGCAAGGTTAAGGACAATTAAATTTAATATACAAGATTATAAAGATTGGGTATTAAGGACTATAAACCCATTAATTTTAAGATAATGCCAGAAGATATAATAACATTTGAAAATACAGGGTTAAATTATGATGATGATTTATTAGTATTTCCAAAAGGGGATTCAAGATATAGATTAAATGTCATACAAACAGAAGATGGTAATAACCATGTATTGGTAAATTCTTTAGGCAGGACATTAAAGACTATAGTTTTGCCAAGCCCAGTTACAGATATTAAAATAATAGGGTTTGTAAAAGATGAAGAAAATAGGATTGGGATATATGCATTATATGCTTATTATAATGCACAAAAATTACATTCATTTTTAGAATATTCAGTAGACAATGATTCTGTAAATTATTTACTTAGTGGTTATTCAGGAATACCATCAATAGGAAGTATATTAAATTTTCCTGATGGATATGTGGATATGCAATTAATTGGAAATGGAGAAGATTTATATTTAATTTGGGCAGATGGGTTAAACCCACCAAGAATGGCAAATGTATTAATGATGAGAAATTATACATTTGGATCAGGATCCCCTGCTTATTCATCTATAACAGAACAATGTATATCTTTATATAAAAGACCATTTATAAATGGTATTAGTGCAACTTTTAGTTATGATTCAAGTTATAAAGGGAACAATGTTAAAAATATATTGTTCCAATTCTCTATAAGAAAAAAATATTACGATAATACTTATACAACTATAAGCCCTTTTTCATCTGTAGCTATACCTGTAGATCAAGAAATTTCATCTGGTAGGATAACAGAAGAACTTAAAAATAATAGGATAACAATACAATTTTTTCCAGATGACGATGATTTTAATATAATAAGTTATTATCAACTTTTATATAGGATTGTAGATATTGGAGATGGTTCTACAGGAAATTGGTATATATATGAAAATATAGAGATAACATCATCTTCTTTAAAAACTATTTATTTTTATAATAATAAAAATATTGGTATTATATCTTCCGAAGAAGCATCAAGAATATTTGATTATGTCCCATTGAAATCTAACCATATAGAATCTATTGGATCAAATAGGATTGTATTAGATGTTGGATTAGAGGGTTTTGACAATGTAGATTATAATGATTCGGATCAATGGGACGTATCTATTTATGAAACAACACCTACGGCCATATCATCATCTTTTAATGGGCTATCATATTATGAAATAAAAGTACTTGATACATTAGGTGAAGTAGGTACTTTTACTTTTTCAGATGTATCTGGATCTGATTTTTCATATAATTTATTTATATCAACAAATGATCCAATAGGAAACAGTTATTTTGTATTTGAATCTTCATATGGTTTTACAAATGATGATGTATTCTTTTATTTTTTAACACAAGTAACAAGTAAAAGTTATGCTGAATTAACTGTTACACACCCAACTGCCACTACATTGACATTTACACGTGATCCTGTAACGCTTACTTATACTTATACAATATGGATGGTAATATTATATACAAGCAGAAAATTTAATACATTAAAAACAGGGGCTTCTTATAAATTTGGTATAAGATATGGATTTGGTGGACAAATAGGTTTTGTGCAAACTAATGATGATTTAATATTAAACACATTAAATATAGGTGATATATATAGTAGTGTAACTTATAATAGTTATTATACACAGGCAAAATTAGAAATTAACCATAAAGCACCAGTAGGTGCAACTGATTATCAAATAGTATGTAGTGGAAATAATATTGAATTTTTTGAAGATTATATTTGTTATGTAAATGGATATGATATATATGATGATTCTCCTGAATATGATTTATATTTAGAGGGTTTAAGGACTATTATAAGAAAAAATAATATTATAAATAGGTTTAGGGACGCATATAAAGATGGTATAAATTATGGGTTTGATTTTCAAGAAGGTGATATTGTAAGGTTTATAGGTAGAGATGATTGGCCAAATGATACTAAATTATTTTCAGAAACAAAAGAATTTTTAATATTAGCAGTAGATTCCACTAATATATATATAAGCCCTTCAGCAGCTTTATATTTAGATTCATTATATTCTGGAGATATTTTTACACATATACAAATAATAAGAAAAAATCAAAATTTTGGGTTTGACAATAGTATTTATCAAGAATTTAGTGATGTTTTTAATATTGATGCTGATGGGTACCATACTGGAAATACAAATAATGGGAGTGGTGATATGTATCAAACAGCATCTTATCCTGCAATAATAAATATTACAAGTAATTTTTCTGATTCATGGAAAAGTGTCCAAGTATTTATTAAT